AAGCAAGTTGTTTGATAAAATTGATAATAAAGCAGATAAATGAACTTTACTAAATTAACCGAGATGATGTTTCCTGTGCTTGTATTAAGCATAGGATGGTTGCTATCTCAAATTAGCGACATTCAACATAACATTACAGTATTAAATAGTAAAATCAGTCTTGTTGTTACTAGCGACAATAATCAAGCTGTAAATACAGGCGCAGAGTTAGCGCGTGAAAAATTACGCATGGACTTAGAAAAAGATATTCAAAAGAACCGTGACGATATTGGCATCAATCGTGAAAACATTGCAATCTTACAAGAGCGCATAAATAGGATAGTTAAATAATGTTTACTTTGCTTACTACAATTGTTTCATTCTTATCTGGTGGTTTTCCTAAAATACTAGAATACTTCCAAAACAAGTCTGATAACAAACATGAACTAGAAATGGCTCAATTGCAATTCACTCAACAACTAGAATTACAAAAGTTGGGCTATGTTGCACAAAAAGACTTGGAAGAAATTAAGTTTAGCGAAGTTCAAGAGCAAACAGCATCATCAGACCTTATTGCTGCGCTTGCAAACGATTCTGCATCAGCAGTTGGTGCAAGCACATGGGTAATTAATATTCGTGCGTTAGTGCGCCCAGCAATCACTTTTGGGCTATTTGCAATCTTCTTATTCGTAGAAATATTTGGATGCTGGTATGCTTATTATAACGGTGTTAAGTTTGATGCGGCACTTCCACTTTTATGGAATACAGACACACAAACTGTCTGGGCTTCTATTGTTGGTTTTTATTTTGGTTGCCGCCATTTTGCTAAATGAAAACATCGGAACGCGGCCTACAGCTAATTAAAGCGTATGAAGGCATTAGGCTTAAACCTTATCGTGATTGCGTTGGTTTGTATACCGTGGGTGTTGGCCATCTCATTGGCAATGGTACTGTTTTACCTGATAGCTGGAATCGAACATTTACTATAGAGGAAGTCAATGAACTATTGGTTGCAGATGTCCGAAAGTTTGAACTTGGATTGGCAAGATATGTTAATGTTGAACTCAGCCAAAATCAGTTTGACGCTATTATTGATTATTGCTTTAATCTCGGTCTTGGAACATTTCAGCGGAGTTCCGTCAGGCAAGCGATTAATCGTAGAGATAAAGCAGGCGTTGTTAGAAATCTACTTAGATATAACAAAGCTGGTGGAAAAGTTGTTTCGCAATTAGATAACAGACGTAAAGCAGAAGCATTATTATTTTTATCATAAGGAATTATCATGGCAACAAATTTTAAATTTAACGCAGAAAAACCAGCAATTCGTAGCGAGAAAAAAGAATACGAAATTGAACGTGAATGGAAAAAAGAACGTCAGCACGTTATGGCATTGGAAAAAGAACTAAAAAAGCACGAAAAAACATCTTTACAAGAAGCACATCCTTTGCCTAATATGCGAAAGTAAATCGCATTAGGGGTATAACCCAATGAAAATACTTGTATTACCAGATGTGCAAGCTAAAGAAGGTAACGATTTTGCTTTTCTTACGGCAATCGGAAACTTTGTATTAAAAGAACGCCCAGACGTTTGGATTTGTATTGGGGATTTTGCCGATATGCCCAGCCTTAGCCACTTTGACAGAGGTTTAAGGTCGTTTGAAGGTAAACGCTACACTAAAGATATTTGGGCTGCTAGAGAAGCTATGGATGCGCTTCTAAAGCCTTTATATGACTTTAATGCTAAAGCAAAAAAGAATAAAGAAAAACAATACCGACCGCGAATGATAATGACGATTGGTAACCATGAGCAGAGAATTATAAGGGCTACGCAAGAGGATAGTAAATTAGAAGGTTTAATTTCTATAGATGATTTGCCATATCAGGACTGGGAAACTTTTAAGTTTCTAGATGTAGTAAATGTAGAAGGTGTAGCATTTTCCCACTACTTCACATCTGGCTTAATGGGTAGACCAATAGGCACAGCTCAACAGATGCTCAACAAGTTACATATGAGCGCATTTGCAGGACATCAACAAGGCCGTCAAGTAGCTTATGGAAAGCGAGCCGATGGCAAGCCCCTCACAGCAATTATCTGTGGCTCATGTTATGAACACGATGAAGAATATTTGGGCGTACAGGGCAACAATCATTTTCGTGGCCTATATATATTAAACGATGTTAAGGATGGGTCGTTTAATGAAGTAGCCGTTCCGCTGACTACAATTGTAGCAAACTACTAAACAAAAAAGAAGAGGCCGAAGCCTCTTAAAATAAACACAGTTGGAGAGTCTGTGTATATACTTTGTATATACTTTGTCTGTAATATTTAGCGTTTTGTTACAAGCAAACTATTTTGTGTCAAATAGATTAGACACAAACAAGTTACAAACCCCATAGTGTAAGCTGTAACGTAACACATTACATATTCAAGAATTGTTTGAATCATTTTCATCCTTACTGTTGTCTGGGTATTCATTTAAAGGCAATGCTGGTGGAATCCATTGTTCTTTCTTTTTAACGCCAAAGATGCGTTCAAAGGCTGCTTCACCTTCTTTAGTTAAACCACGACTGACTAGATTATCGCCAGTAATATCGTTGTATGCTGTTGCCACTATATGTTCCCCTTTATCCCATTTATCGTAAAACACGATTGTCATTTACGCATAATCCATTAATGTAAATGATGAGCCAATTGCCACTACAGTTTTATGTTTCTTTGTTGGATTTTGCCAGCCATGCCGTCTGTCTAGCAAGCGAACAACTCTACCATTAGGATGATTAATTACTTCTGACTTATTTCCTTTTCGTTCTTCTCTAATTTTTGCAGCATTAGCAGACCGAAACGATAACAAATCAACAATTTCATCAATAGACTTTGGCACAAACTTAAGGTCAGTTGCTTGCATAATGAAATACTTTTTATTCATTACTGGACAAACTTTTTTCTCTCTAAGTTTGAGAATGTAACCGCTCTCAGATAAGCGACTAAATATCCAATTCATTTTGATATTGTCTAAACTTAATAATTTACATACGCCAGGCACAGACATTGGCTGTTCTTTAAGTATGTTGATAATCTTTTCTCTTAATAAATCTGTTTCATAATATCTTTTATAAATTTCACTCATAATATCTCCATAAATGAGGGTGGGCTACTAACGTTGGTTAATATAAAGTGAGCGCAATATATTATGGTCTGACCTGTCAGACTAATACGCTTTCGCCCATAAATCAGAAAGGCACATCTTCCTCGTCTAAAGGCTGTGGTTGATGACCATTAGACTTGCCAGCTTCTTTAGGTGCTGCATCTTTTTTACCTAGCAATGTAACGGACTGCACCAAACACTCTACAGACGATTTATTTGTACCATCCTTAGCGACATATTCATTTAATGATATTTCGCCATTTAAAGCGATTTGTGTACCTTTGGTAAGCATTGGCGCAAGAGTTTCACCACGTTTACCAAGAATACTGCAACGTAACCATGTGGTTTTCTTTTTATCGCCATAACCAGATGACAATGCAAAGCTAAAGCCTGCAACTGCTGTACCTTCTTTTGTGAAGCGTAGTTCTGCATCAGAACCTACATTACCTACTGCTGATAGATTGTTCATTACTTTCTCCTTTTTTAATTGGTTTCGCAAGTCTATATTTGTCACCTAAATAATCAATAGCTGCTTGCAGTTTCTTTTGATGTTCTTTTGTAGGTTTGGGTGATGCCATGCCATAAAGTGAGCTGATAATCATATTATTTCTCCAAAACATAATTAGCTACATTGCATACTTCATTAAAACGATTTGATACTTCCATGCGTTCAGTTTTAATCTTAATCCCAGCTTGACGCAATAAATGAACTACTGCTGCTAGTCTATAGATGCCTAGCTTTGTCCAGGCTTCTAATGGGTCAATCTGATTATGCAACTCTAAATGTTCCATCAAACGTGCTTGTTGTGTCAACATTATTTAGCTCCTTTTGTAGCATCATAATCTTTAATTGCTCTGCGAATTGGTGCATCAAGCAATGTCCATAAGAAAGTTCGTTCGTCATTGTTAAGACTAGTATAAATTCTATGTGCTTCTGCAATGTCTTTATCTGCATGAGCAGCAATAGCTTCTATGGCTAAATCACGAATAAATTGTTTGTCATCCTCTGACAGTTCATCGCCAGCTCCGTCAGTTGCTTTAATAATGGTAGGCTTTGGTGTTGCCTTGTCCACAGTTTGTTGATGGATTGCATTAGCTACTTCATTAGCAGATGCAAACTCAGTACCACCAAGACCCAAACAAGCTAGTGCGCGACCAATTGCTGACGTTTCGCAGTTCTCTACATA